CGTAATTTTGCAGAAAAAGATAAGCTTTATTTTGAAAAACTTATTGATTCTGGTACGGATATCGTTAAAAATTCAGAGATGATAGTAGACACAATCCATTCAATTAAAGGTGGAGAAGCAGACAATGTCGTGTTATATGAGAAAACAAATTGGGTAGCTCATATTCAAAACAAAGTAGGATTTGAAAGAAGTTCCGAATTTAGAGTTTGGTATGTTGGAGTTACCAGAGCTAAGAAAAATATTCATATTCTGAGAAGTCATTATGAATATTCATTTCCATTAGCTAGAATATTAAACGAAGTAAGGAGAATGAAACATGTCGGTTAATTTAAGAGTATTATCCCTTGGAGCAGGAGTACAGAGCTCTACACTAGCACTAATGATAGAGAAGGGTGAGATACCTATGGTAGACTACGCTTTATTTTCTGACACGGGATCAGAGCCTAAAAAAGTTTACGAATGGTTAGAGTGGCTAACTAAACAACTATCTTATCCTGTAAACATTGTATCAGCAGGATCTTTAAAAGAGGGAATGATTAAATCTAATGAAGGAACATATGTTAGAGGATCTACGGTCCCTATGTATGTTAGACACAAGGTAACTGGTAAGAAGGGAATACTAAGACGTATGTGTACCGCAACATATAAAATAGAACCAGTGACTAAAGAAATTAGAAGATTACTTGGTGTTGGATATAAACAAAGAGTTCCAAAAGATAAAAAAGTTCAACAGATATTTGGTATATCAAAAGATGAAGCTATACGAATGAGAACATCTCAATATCATTATATTGATTTTGAATATCCATTAATTGATAAAGGTATGTCTAGAGCCGATTGTATTAAATGGATGAAGGATAATAATTTTCCAGAACCGCCAAGATCAGCATGTACTTTTTGCCCGTATCACTCTGATGAAGAATGGTTAAGAATTAAAACTGAAACACCTGATGAGTTTGAAGAAGTAGTTCAATTAGATAAAAAACTTAGAACAGGTTTCAAAGGATGTAAGCCTGAAGAAAATAATTATTTTTTACACAGATCTGGTAAACCTTTAGATGAAGTTGACTTTAAAAAGAAAGACGATAAACAAGGTGACTTGTTAGAAGGAATGGATATGGAGTGTGAAGGAATGTGTGGAGTATAATATGACTGATAAAAATATGTTTGAAGAATTGTTCCCGCAAGATAAACAAATAGGAGGGAATCATTATAAAAACTTTACGATTCAACCCTACGAATTTATTTCAAAAAATAATTTATCATTTTTTCAAGGCAACGTTGTGAAATACGTTTGTAGATATTTAGATAAAAATGGTATTGAAGATTTACAAAAAATAAAACACTACTGTGATTTAGAAATTAAAAAGTTACAAGATGGCAAACAAAGTAAAAAAAACAATAAAGGTAGATAATCATACATTTCATTTAGAAATCTATGTTCAATTAGAAGGAACACAAGATGTTACATTTGAAATATTTCCAGAAGATTATCATGCAGCATTATATGCATTTAGTAATAAAAATAAGTTGAACCAACATATAGAAGAAAATTATATTTATGAACAAAAATAAATACTGGATACCAATTAAACAAAATTTAGAATATATAGAATCTTTAATTAAAGAAGATGCTAACGTTTTAGAAATTGGCCCTGGAACTTTACCTTTTAGCAAAGCTACAGAATTTTGTGGTTGGACTAATGAAGAAAAATCTAGAATTAATAAATATAAAACTGTAGACGTAGCGTCAGAAATTTTACCTTATAAAAACAATGAATTTGATTTTGTTTATTGTAGACATGTTATTGAAGATTTATGGAATCCAGTTCATGCTTTAAAAGAAATATCAAGAATTGCAAAAGCGGGATATATCGAAACACCATCTGCATTATGTGAATTATCTAAAGATGTAGATGCTGGAACAAACGTAGCCTGGCGAGGATATAATCATCATAGATATATTATTTGGAATGATAATGGAGTTTTAAACATCATACCTAAATTTCCAATCATTGAACATATGAAATTTAATGATGAATTTTTAGAAAAACATTTAGAAGATCCTTTTTTATGGAGTACCTACTTTCACTTTCAAAATAAAATAAATTTTAAATTTTATGAAATGGGTAGAGAGAAAGATTTTGTTTTGTTTAATAATAGTTATACACTTATACTTAAAAACGCAATTCAAAAAAGTATAAATGAAGCTAATGAATATAAAAGGAAAATATTATGAGCCAACAAATAAACTTGGTGTACCGAGAAAGTTCAGACTGGAAAACACCCACTAGTTTTCCTGATTTAAAGAACGCAAAAGAAATAGCGATAGACTTAGAGACTAAAGATCCAAACATCAAAAGCAAAGGGCCTGGATGGCCTACAAATGATGGTAATATTGTTGGTGTTGCTGTAGCTGCTGATGGGTTTAATGGCTATTATCCAATTGCTCATGAGAATGGATCTAACATGGATCTTAAAATGGTATTAGATTGGGTTCAAGATATAGTTTCAGGGCCTGGAGACAAAATATTTCATAATGCACCGTACGATGTAGGATGGCTGAGGGCTCACGGAATACGGATCAGAAGCGGTAGAATTATTGATACCATGATTGCTGCAGCGTTAGTAGATGAAAATAGATTTTCTTATTCATTGAATGCATTAGGATTTGATTTGTTAGGTGAAACAAAATCAGAAGCTGAATTAAAACAAGCTGCTGATGATTGGGGTATAGATGCTAAAGGTGAATTATATAAACTACCTGCTAAGTATGTTGGATCTTATGCTGAACAAGATGCAGCATTAACTTTAAAGCTTTGGCAATATCTTAAAACAGAAATTACTAAACAATCATTAACAAATATATTTGAAACAGAAACAGAATTACTTCCTATCTTGATTGAGATGAGAGCTGTTGGAGTACGAGTAGATCTACAAGAAGCTGAGAAACTTAAAAAAGAATTTGTAGCTCATGAGGATAAAGTACTTTTAAAAATTAAAAAAGAAGCTGGTGTCGATGTAGATATATTTGCAGCTAGATCTATTGCAAAAGCTTTTGATAAATTAAAAATAAAATATCCATTAACAGAGAAGACAAAAGAACCTAGTTTTACAGCTAACTGGTTGTTAAACTGTGAATATCCAATTGCAAAATTTATAAGAGAAGCAAGAGAAATACACAAATTTCATGCAACTTTTATTGATTCTATACTTAAATATCAACACAATGGTCGAATCCATGCTGAAATACACCAATTAAGAGGTGATGGAGGCGGTACAGTGTCTGGTAGACTGAGTTATTCTAACCCAAATTTACAACAAGTTCCTGCAAGAAATAAAGAATTAGGAACAAAGATAAGGTCTTTATTTAAACCTGAATCTGGTTTACAATGGGGTTCGTTTGATTATAGTCAACAGGAGCCAAGACTCGTAGTACATTACGCATCATCAATTGGATTTCCAGGATCAGACAAACTAGTAGAGGCTTATGAAAAAGAAAACGCAGACTTCCACCAAACCGTCGCCGAAATGGCAGGCATCCCAAGATCACAAGCAAAAACAATTAACCTGGGGATCTTTTACGGTATGGGTGCGAGAAAACTTTCCAATGAATTGGGAATCGAAACCGACGAAGCCAAGCTACTTCTACAAGAATATAATAAGAGAGTACCGTTCGTTAAACAATTAGCAAATAGATGTATGGAATCTGCTGAGAAGTTCGGAGCTATTCATACTATTCGTGGACGTAAGTGTAGATTTAATAAATGGGAGCCTATGTCTTGGGGCCTATTTAAGTCTGAGGATTATGAAACTGCAGTACAGAAATACGGTAAAAATAATATTAAACGTGCAGGAACATACAAAGCATTGAATAGATTAATTCAAGGATCTGCAGCAGATCAAGTTAAAGTTGCTATGATAGAATGTTATAAAGCAGGATACTTGCCTTTGATTCAAATACATGATGAATTATGTTTTAATGTTAGACCTGCAAAAGACCCAGAAGAAATTAAAAAGATTATGGAAGAATGTATCCCCGAATTAAAAGTCCCTTCATTAGTAGATGTCGCTATTGGAAAAGACTGGGGTTCAGCTCATGATTAATGTTGGGACCTGTCCTAACTGCGAAGAGGTGGTGCCTTTTGAACCGACTGAAAAAGAACATATTTATACTTGTCCTGCATGTAAAGAAAAAGCTAAACAATATGTGAATGGTAAAATACTTTATACAAAAGTTATGTGGAATTTAGAGGATGATAAGCAACAAGATTAAATGTTGTCAGTGTAAAAATAAATTAGCAATTTTAATAGAAAATAAAAAATATTACTGTGCAGAGTGTGCTTTGCATAATATCCATGTAAAAGAGGGCGCAAGGGCCTTGACCAAGTCAATGGTTTATAAAATGAAATATAAAAACTAACGACTAAGGTTTTACTTCGTCACTAGCAATATCTAAAAGACCTGCTCTAGCGTCAATTTCACTTTGTTCGTTAATCTTGACTTTAAGGTCTTTAATTTTAATGTCGATCCACTTCATGTCTGTTGTGACTCTACCCTGTGCTAACGCTTTGTTGGCCCATTGAGACTCCAACTGAAGTTTCTCCGATATTAACTTTTGTAACATCTTTGACCTCCTCAAAAGTTACAAAACAGTAGTCGGGTCGATACA